GGTAAGTCTTAGCCTTCCCCTTAGTGTTCGTCCTGCACTTGTAATCCGCTAGGAATAACTTGCCATCGGAATCATATCCAATGAAGTCAACACTCCCCGCAATCTTTATGCGGTTACTCGCAACTAACCTCTCGCAGGCTACTGGCTTGACCCCGGATTCCTGCACCCATTCAACGAATGGCAACGCCCATTCATTCCAAGGTGTGTCCTCCGGTGCTTCCTCGGCTCCGAGGTAGTCATAGCTGATGAAGTCCTCAATTACCTTGTGAACAGTTGTGCCGAACTCCGAGGACTCAATGGTGTCACCACTGATCGGGTGTTCGCGGGTTCCGTAGGTTAATCGCTCAATATCCTGCCAAGCTAAATCCGGGTACTCCCTAGCTAGTGCAGTAATCATCCGTGGCTTGTATATACTGTCCAAGAATGGATCCTTCACAATACTTAAGACGGTGGTGACGGAAGGATAGACCCTCCGTACCTTCCGAGCTTGCGCTGGTGTCGTTATATTCTCCTCAAAGAATGGCTCCAGTACATCGGTGCAGTTATAAAAGTGACTCACTTGGCACCTCCCTTCGCTGGTCGCCCACGGTTGGATTTAACCGGCGGGACAATTAATCCCATAGCGACGAAGTAATCCACAGCCCGGCGCCCTTCGTTCATAATCTTTTCGTTAGCTTTCGCAATCTCATAGAGATCCGCGAAGTCATCCATTGCTTTGCTAATGTCGCTCATTATAGTTCCTCCTGGTCCATAATGAATTCCACCGCCTCGCGTAGTACCACGCTGCGCTTGTCCAACGCTGGGTCAAATGTGGACTTGTGGATTTCATCTATCTTGTGGTCACAGACGATCAGTGTATCCTTTCCAAGCGGCCCAGTAGATCCGGGAGCGAGTGCGTCCACCCAAGTGAAGCGAAGCCTGCGGGATGCGATGAAGTCCAAGACCTCCTCGGCTTTCCGTGCTGGTAGTTCCTGCTGAGGTGACAGCGCGTAGCGATCACCATCGACAAGGCCCTCGCCTGCCTGCTGAACGATAAAGCGTCCTTCTGCATTGATTCTAAGAATTTCATCATACGGATCCAAATTGTCGGCTGGTCCGTCCGGGTAAGTATGTATTTTAATCTTCATATTCTTTCGTTGGTTATAATTTACTGATAAGGATCGCTATAAAAAGCACCAGCATTGACCCGCAAATGCAAGCTAAAACTGTTGCCGCTGATTCAAGGGCAGCATTGCCGCCCTGCACTAGTTCGTCCACTTCTTCTTCTTTTCGTTGGTCCATAAATTTTCCTTGTGTCTTAGTATTGACAGCACCTTTTCCGGCTGCGTAACTTAAGGCAGTCAGTCCTTGGTAGTCAGTCCTTGGTAGTTGTTTTTTTGTATAAAAAAACTCAGTCATAAGGTAGGCAGTCATAAACTGACTTCTTATGGTAGGCTTCTCTCTATTTTCTCGGCTGCGAGTTCGTCAATGCGTTCAAGGTCTTGCTCATCGAGTGCCGCAAGCGGGATCTCCACCCCGGTGTCGCTGTCAGTCCAATACATCACGCTTTGAACGTGGACATCGTGGATCTCTACCTCCTGCCACCGTTCGGTCGCGATACCATCGCCGCAAGGGCTTGTGCATTCGCAGTCCACCAGCTCCACCTCGACGTGCAAGAATATATCGCAAAACTTTCCGGGTCGAAGCTCGACTTCTTCAAGTGTTATTTCGTCAATCATCGTATTTAGGGTTAGTCATCCTGTCTCTAATGAATAGGAAGCACGCAACAAAAAGTACTAGTTCAAGCATTTTCGTCCAAGAGTTCGTTTATGTGGTCGGCGATTTCTTGCCAGTTGACCCCGTCTAGAAACGTGGGCTCGTAATCAAGTAACAGTTTCCCGTCCTGCCTAATCACTTGCCCGTCATTGACTACTTCCTCGGCGTAGTAACGGCAATTTTCAGCCGCCACTTTTTCGCCGTCACTATCATAGTGCAGCCCGTTGAAGATCTCGAGGTTGACTCTCCAGGTCGCGTAATTGGTCCATCCATTGTATTTTTCGTCTTTCATATTTTTCTTTCGTTAGGTTTAGTATGCTGAGTAATTAAGCAATTGCGGGTTTTCTACAGTGCTCCCAATACGGCTCTTTACGTTGTAAATCGCCTGTGTTAACGGGGCTTGTACGTTTGCGCTCACCCGCTCGGTGAATCGTTCAATGCGAGAAGCTGAGAACTCGACTTCGACGGTTACGGTGACATAATTTTTCATATCTTTCTTTCGTTGGGTTTTATTTACTGACTACTTGCCAGCTTTCGGTAATCGTTAAAGAGAGAATTTCTATCACTGTCAATCACTTTTTTATTTTTCTGCATATTTTTGCAACTTTCCCGGATTGCTTGCAGCGCCCCTTAAATTGCCCTTCACTGGCTTTTACTTACTTGTAGGTATGTAGGTATTAAATATAAATCAAAACGCTTTGTGCGGCATTCTAGGGCTTTATATTTGTGTACTGGCAGAGATAAACCCGGTAGCCTTGGCAAATGGGTACAAAAAAGCCCCGCTCTTTCGAGCGAGGCCATTTTCTTTCCATTGATTGCTTATTCCGGAAAGAATACTTGCAACGCGTCACTTACCCCTTGCGCATTTGCTCCGGCTTTTAGTAAGGCGTAGCTAAGAATAATTGCTCCGCGTCTTTTCCCTTTGCTAAGCCTAGTGAGCATTTGCCCATAGGTTCCGTAACTATTGCGCGTAGTTTTAGGGATTTTGCCGCTTTCTACGTCGCGCACGAATGGCGCAAGATCTTCAGCTAGGTCTAGAATAAGTTTGGTTTCTTGCTCTTTGGTCATTGTTTTATCCTTTCTTTTTGTTTTCGTTTTCTATTGCTTCAAGTAAACTGTCAATTGCTAGGCTAAAATAGTACCAATCACCGGTTTGCTCGAATTTCATAAGATCTTTTAGAGCTGCTTTGAGGCTTTCCATTTTAAGAGTGAATGCCTATGCCAATTGTTACACCGGCGAATTGCTTTGATCCGCAAGCGTGCCGGCCATCAGGCAAGCAATTCCCACATTTCCCCGGACAAGCGAATACTTTCTTATGCGCTGCCTTTAGCTTTTCGCGTACCGCTTTGCGGTAAAGATCACTTCCCGGATTTGCTTTGTCTTGATACGCTTTGGAGTCAATAAAATGCTGAGCGACTTGTACCGCGTCAAAACGGCCGCGAACAATAGGCAACGATTTGAACGCGTTACCTATTCCGGTTTTTTCCCATTTGCTACCATTACTTTGATTTACAATGTAATTTTCCGGCCATTCAAAACCGGTTGCATTCAATTCGATAAACTCTTTCCAGCTTTTCGTGTATCCGTAAACCGTCAAATCCGGCCGCGCTTTGATCAAAAGCATAAAGCGCTTTACAGTTTCAACATCATAAAAATCGCCGTCTACAAATAGGCGAACAGTGCGGTTTTTGGGAAGCTTAGCCCATTCACTGGCAATAGTTTTCCATTTATAGCGCATCAGTAAAGAGTTTTGAACTTGGCGAAAGAAAGCCGCCGGATATCGCCAAGCCTTTAGACTGTAGCAATAGCGCGCGCAAGCGCCTTTGCCTGGGCAATCCGCAAGGGCTAGCGAGCTGAACGCGTAAAACGGCAGCTTGCCGTTGCCTTTAACGAATACGGAAAACGGCGCCTTCCCTTGCATCCCATTTTCGAGCCAAGACAAAAACTTGGCCGCAAAGTAAGACCAAGTGCCGCGACGATCTTTATCACCGGCAGCGACGCAAAGCCTCAAAAAGCCTTTAATCGCATTTACTCTGTTTACGTTTGCAACGAATTTTAGGCAGTCTTTTCTTTTCATTCTTTCCCTTTGTTTGAATTAAATCAATTTGTTTGCAAGCTTTACCAACTCGCTTGCCGCTTCACTTACTGAAGCATTTTTTCGATAGAGCTTCCTTGCTAGTGACTCAAACTGTGGGCATTCGAGCAACGTGTCAAAGCTGCAACATACTTCATTTTCAACTGCAGCGGCGATTTGTAGTAGTTTGTTCATCATTTATCCTTTCGTTAGGTTTTATGTTTAAAGCATTTTTATGCCAAGTTCGGGAATATCTGAAGCAATTTGATTATTAACTTCCCTAGCTGCAAGCCTTCCGTAAATTCTGTGAATATCTTCTATGCACTCACTGTGGCTAAAGTGAATTCCATAAGTTTCGTGCTCACTTGCGTAAAATTCGTGTGCTTTTTCGATTGCTGTTTTCATTAGTAGTATTTCTTTTATAGGTTTTATTTACTGGCAGCTTGCCAGCGATAAATAAGAAAAAGAGAAAATCTGTGTCGCTGTCAATAAATCTTTTGAAGTATTTTTCTAGGCAATCCCTAGCCCTAATTTTGACTACTCAAAGTCAATGGTTTGAAGGATCTTGAGAAAGCCATTTGATTCATCCAATAAGACAGCCTGAAGAAAGCCTTGAGAGAGTCTTGAGAAAACCTTGAGAATGTATCCCCATCACAAAAAACAAAAACAGCCCTCACACAACCGGCAGTGATCAAAAAAGCAGTGCTCAAATGTGCAGTAGGGGTGGGGGCGGTCGAAGTTTGCGCGACGCTTGTGTATATTTATATAAAAAGGACCCCTTAAAAAAATGGATCACTCAAGGCCTCTGGTAGGAGGACTGCTCGCAAACCCTTGGTTTGCTCAAGGGCTTCCGAGGACTGCCAGCTATATAAGAAAAGCCCCCAGGCTTTTTCTTTCTCCTATAGAAGGGATTCGCAGGGTACACTTCCGGGATCATTGGTAAAATCCGTGTACCATAAGAAGTCAGTTTATGGTAGTCAATTTATGATTACCTTTGCGCTCACTTGGGGTTCGCTGCGTTTAACGCTTAACTGCCTTATGATGTTGCTGCCTTAAGGTACACATTGTACCATACGGGTTTCGTTTCTGTAAAGACTTATTTGTAGGTTCAGTAATGAATAAGTTAAACTTAAGTATTGACATCGTAATATAAGGATACTTAATGGCGAGTATGCAGGACGAGGAAATGAATGAAACCGAGAAGGAGAAGGCAGAGCTTCTGCGCGAGATCCAGGAGAGTGTACTGGAAGTAGCTGAGAAGAAGCGCGGACTCCAGAGGAAGAGCCTAAGTGTATATGATCCGCAGAAGGTAGCTAGGCTGCTTTATCTTTACAGTACAGGCAGTAGTCAGACTAGGCTGGTACGTAAGTACGGCTTTGACCGGGATACGATTATCTCTGTCCTCACGGACTACGCTGACTATATGGGTAACTTCAAGGAACTCAGCGGAAGGATTGCTGCAAAGAATTACCTGAATCTAAGTTCTCTAGAAGAGGACTTGATTGAAAAGGTACGTGACAGGATGGAGAGTGACCCAGAGATGGAGG